CGTCCTAAGGTATTGTTTGTAGTTGATTCGTTGGGTATGTTGCTAACACCCACTGACGTTGATCAGTTTAACAAGGGTGATATGAAAGGTGATATGGGTCGTAAGCCTAAGGCATTGACTTCACTTGTTCGTAACACAGTTAACATGATTGGCTCATTGAACGTCGGACTAGTGTGTACTAATCACACATACGCATCGCAAGATATGTTTGACCCAGATGATAAGATCAGTGGCGGCTCAGGCTTTATCTATGCAAGTAGTATTGTTGTTGCAATGAAAAAGATGAAGTTGAAAGAAGACGAAGACGGCAATAAGATCTCAGAAGTTATGGGTATCCGTGCTGGTTGTAAAGTAATGAAGACACGCTATGCAAAACCTTTCGAAGGTGTGCAGGTTAAGATTCCTTACGAAACTGGTATGAACCCATATAGCGGACTAGTTGAATTGTTTGAGAAGAAAGGCTTGTTAGTTAAGCAAGGCAATCGACTCAAGTATATTAACCTAGCAGGCGAAGAAGTTCTTGAATATCGCAAAGCATGGATGATTGGTGGTAAACTTGATTCAATTATGTCAGAGTACAACGAGAAAATGAAGCCTGTGGTAAATACCGCAGAAGCAGAATTAGTTGATGCTGATTTAGTTGATGAAAATATGGTCGAGGAGTAAACTATGAACGAAGAACAGATTGCCGAAGTATGGATTACTTTTAAAGAGTATCTAGACAAGAAACATGTAGAAATGGCAGCCGAGCGTTATGTTGATTTATTAGCAGAGTTTGGTGTTGGTGACGATGTACTAAAAGAATGCTTTGGTAACTGCAATGTTTTAGATAACGGTATTAAGTATTACTTAGATCTAGACGACGGCGATAGTCACGATGACGAAGATGATTTAGGCTGGGAAGAATAATGGGCTGGTATAGCGAAGTAAGCAGAGACATTAGTAAGATACCTGACGCTGTTGCATTTTTTGAAAACGAACTTCAAGATGCAAGAAACGAAGTCAGACTATCGGGTAGTGTAGAAAAAGCGGCTTCTGCTATGCCGGGCATTGTTGAACATCGATTTCATCAGCTTCAAGAAGTTGAAGCAATTCTTAACTATTTAAATATCGAGCTACGTAGATTGCGTAGCTCGTTTTTTAAGAAATATTTAGAGAACTATCAACGAGCTCTGTCAAGCCGTGACGTTGAAAAATATGTAGACGGAGAAACGGATGTTGTTGACTACGAAAAGATTATCAACGAGTTTGCACTAATGCGTAACAAGTGGTTAGCAGTCTTAAAAGGGCTTGATCAAAAGCAATGGCAGATAACTAATATTGTAAAACTAAGAGTAGCCGGCATGGAGGATGCATCAATATAATGTACACATTTGTAACAAGTTTAAATCAAGAATACTGGGATTCTACATCAAAAGTAAACTTACAGAGTTGGGCAGAGCACTTACCTAAAGACGTAAAAATTGTATTATACAGCGAGGATAATATTGATACAGGCGCAGTGCATTCAAGAATACTTTATAAAAATTTATACGAAGCTTCTCCTGAACTAGTTGCCTTTAAAGAGAAACATAAAGACAACGCACACTATAATGGCAGGATTGGACATAAGCAAGAAGGCACTACTAAGGCATTTAAATGGCGCGGTATTAAATTTGCTCATAAAACATTTGCAATATTTGAAGAAGCTAAAGTTCAGGACAGCGGATGGCTTGTATGGCTAGATGCCGATGTGTTAATGCATACCGAGATGACTCATGAGTTTATGGATAAGCTATTTCCAAAACATAAAGCAATTAGTTACTTAGGTCGGCCTAATGAGTATGACGAGTGTGGATTAGTAGGATATAATCTTGACAATCCAATTGCTAGAGATTTTATTAACAAGTTTGAAGATCAGTATTTAACTGGATTAGATGATTTACGTGAAACACATGATAGCTGGGTATTTTTTCAGCTTCGCTTGTCTTATAAAGATCAAGAACCGTTTTGGGATCTAAATCCAAACCCTATTAATGCTAAAAGTCCTTTTAATAACAGTGGCATAAATCAAGTTATGGTACATACTAAAGGTAATGCTAAAGAGCGTATACAACAAAAGTTTTTAAAACGATTTGCGCTCGAAGCAAATCGTAAAGAGAAACAGAAAATACTAAGTAAAATGTTAGATGATACAACTCCGTTGGCTGATGCAACACGCAATCATACAACAGTATCAATCCCCGGAGATAAAGAATGACCGAATTAGGACATCACTTAGGCGGCCACGCTAATAAAACACATTTAGATGAAGGCGCACTAAGATGGCTTAAAGATCATTTCAGCGCACAAACATATTTAGATGTAGGATGTGGCCCCGGAGGCATGGTACAGTTAGCTGAAGAAATAGGACTCGATGTGTTAGGCATTGACGGTGATCATACACTTACCCGTTATGATGAAAGCAAGTTCATCATACACGACTTTACTACAGGCCCAGTTAACCTAGATAAGAAATATGATATCGGGTGGAGCGTAGAATTTGTTGAACATGTATACGAAGAATATATTCCAAACTATATAACATCATTTCAGGCATGTAAAGTTTTTGTAATGACATACGCTCCTCCGGGTTGGGAAGGACACCATCATGTTAATCTGCAAGAAGAAGATTACTGGATTGAAGTTATGAGACAATACGGGTTTGTTGTTGATCGAGAGTTAACTACTACATTACGACTTAAATCTACAATGAATGTTCCTGGTAAAAAACGAAAAGCATTTGTACGTAATCGAGGATTAGTTTTCATTAATGTCAATTAAAGTTGTTGCAATTAAAGAGTTATTGTGGTCATGGCATCCAATTCCTAAAAGTTGGATTGTTGTTCCGGCATCAGATGTTGATACTATTAATAGTGCCGATGTACTCGTGCAAGCAAATATTAAAGAAAATAAAAAACAACGCAAGCTAGGCAAATTTTATAAAATTATTGAAGATAGTAATAAGCCTTGGATATGTGTTGAGAGTGCAGTTTTTAGACGTAATATGCCGCATCCTGATCCGGGTAAACCGGGTAAGTCATATCATAGATTTAGTTGGTATAGTTATTTAGAGACGAAGGTTATTATAACACTGTTAATTGTCCTGACGACAGATGGAAACAAATACAAGCTGATCAAAGACTTGAAGTTAAAGATTGGCGCACTAAAGGTGAATACGTACTACTAACATTACAACGTCCTGGCGATAGTAGCTTAAAAAATCTATTAGCAAAGCACGGCGACTATGCAAGTTTTATATCTTATACTATAAATGAAATACGTAAGAACACTGATAGAAAGATTTTAATTAGACCACACCCAAGTAGACGTAATGATCAATTAAAAATTATTAATGAGCTAAATTTAACTGGTATTGAAATTAGTGAAAACGTTTCTGCTGAAGGATTCTTATCAGGAGCAGATGCATTACAAGCTGACTTTGATAGAGCATGGGCAGTTGTAGGATTTAACAGTAATGCACTTACTGAAAGTATTATGGAAGGCATACCTACATTTAGTATGTGTCCTAGTAGCATGGCATGGGAATGTAGTAATAAAGATCTTTCTACACTTGATAATCCGCACACATTTGAAAGACAGCAATGGTTAAACAATTTAGCATATTGTCAATGGCGAGAAGATGAATGCATTGCAGGACTACCGTGGGATCATCTTAAATCACTTTATCCAACTTTATTGCGGCAACACAAAGTCTCGATATAAGTATTAGCATGAAACATATTGTATTAGTCACAGGCGGTTTTGATCCCCTACACTCAGGACACATTGCCTATTTTAAAGAAGCTAAAAAACTCGGCGATAAACTTGTTGTTGGTGTAAACAGTGACGAATGGCTAACAAGAAAGAAGGGCAGACCATTTATGCCCTTCAAAGAACGTTGTGCTATTATTAAAGAACTTAGTGTTGTAGACAAAGTTATTGGATTTGATGACAGTGACGATAGTGCATGTCAAGCAATATTTCACACTATGTCAGCTAACACAGGCAAAATTATTTTTGCAAACGGCGGCGATCGCACTAACACAACTACGCCCGAATATGCTACATACGGCGATCATCCACAAATTGAGTTTGCATTTGGCATCGGCGGAGAGAACAAAGCCAACAGTTCGAGTTGGATACTAGACGAATGGAAAACACAAAAGACTGAACGTAATTGGGGTTACTGGCGTGTGCTTGATGACAAACCGGAGAAAGGTTACAAGGTAAAAGAACTTGTAATCTATCCAGGCAAAAGTCTAAGTGATCAAAAACATTTCAAACGATCAGAACAATGGGTTGTATTAGAAGGTTCAGTTGACATGGTATCTGAATGGAAGTCAAATGTTAATAGAGTGTTACTAACACCAGATAGACTACCTTATGAAATAGGTAAAGAAGTATGGCATAAACCAAACAACCCTGGAACAGAAAACGCACACATACTCGAAATACAATGGGGTGAATGTTATGAAGAAGATATAGAAAGAAGAGATTGATGAAAGTATTCGTAGGATATGATACAAGAGAAGACATGGCATACCAAGTATGCAAACACAGCATTGAACGGCACAGCCCGACAGCAGAAGTTATTCCGTTAAAACAAAGTGATCTTAAACGTCAAGGATGGTATTCAAGATCTCCGGATAAACTTGCTAGTACTGAGTTTACATTT